ATCTATTGTTTTTGCGTCACATTCGCCGGCAGGGAGGGCATCAATCGTTGAAATTTGAAGAATATTTTCGTATTACATCCACGATGCGCGAGTCTTACGTTATCCCAAGAATGTTTCCCGCCCATACTCAACGGAATGATATGATCCTTACTTGGATAAAGATTCCCCGCGATGAAAACGCCATTGTCTTTTATGACATAATCATTGAAGTCACACTTGCCACCACATATTTGACAAATGCCTTTATCCCTTTCATATAACTTCTCAAGACTTATATCACGATCGACAATGTTCTCCCTGTTTAATCTGTCATCACTACCTTGATTATATTTTGAATTCTGTTGTATAGCTTTCGACCGGCACGGATCCGAGCAATATTCTTGTCGCGATGTCTTTTTATAAAACAGCGAACCACATATCTTGCAAATCCCGATTTCGATTTGTCTTGAACGTTTCATTCTGTTTTTATACGCTCTCGACTTTCTAATCTTTTGTTTTTCCTTCTTTTCTTTCTCTCTTTGTTCCTTTATCTTTTCGAACTCTAATTGTTCTTTCTTTTTACATTCCGGACAACAAAATTGATTTTTTCTAATTGAGATCATTGAACGATTAAATACTGTACCGCATTTAAGGCATCTAATATCCGCACGTCCATCGCACCCTGTATATCCGCCATAATATTCAAATCCCGGACATCGTTCTTTTACAAACTCAATCAATTCATTTGCGGGCTTCAAATCACCTCTCAACCTTCTTTGTTTCATAATGTTCATCCCTCGCAATTACGCGACCATATGAATCAATTGAAAACCGATTCTTCTTTTCCCTTGCTTCACGTTTTCGTTTGTTTACTTCCGACCAATGACCGCCGCTCATCTTGTGTCGTTCCGCGTGACACTCTCGACAAAGTAATTCGAGATTGTCGAAGTTCAACGCGATCTCCGGATTGTTTATATTCACCGGATCCAATTCGATCTTATGGTGTACGATCTCGCCGGCCCTGTATATCCCACGACGTAAACAGTTCTCACACAAATAATGTTTCTTCTTTGCGTAAGCGTTCCGGCAAGTGTACCACGCGAACGAACTGTAAAACTTCTTCGCGAACGGCTTCGCCATATATCATCATCCCTTTGATCCTGTTAGTGATTGCAAGTACAGATTCGACCAATGTATCGACAACCTTACACAACACATCCGTCGTATGTCCGGATCTTTATGTTTCTTGATAAAGTCCTCATAAGTCCGCGCCATCTTGAGGATGTCCGCTTCGGTTCTCGTCTTGGACAAACTGTTCGTGTTCTCGAATATGTGTGTCATCGTCACGGTATCAAAACACCGGATCTGTTTCTCTTTCGATAAACATTCAACATTGAACAATTCATCCTCGCCGAACTTCATCGATTCATTGAACCGAATGTCCTTTATTAGATCCGCATCATACAGTTTGTTCCATACGCAACACCAATAAGACGGTAACCGCTTCAACGGATAGACACCCGCCGCGTTCGTGTACTTCAACGCCGTCTTATTGATCTTCGCGTAATGTCTGTAATGATTGAATTGATATATCTTGAATCCCTGTCCGGCTTTGATTGCGTTCGTGAACATCCTGTATGCGTCCGGACATATCGTGTCGTCCGCATCGAGGAACGTGATCCAATCACCCGACGCGATGTCGAGTCCGGTATTCCTCGCCCCGCTCACGCCTGTCTTGTGGTTATTGCTAACCAATACGAACCGGTCGTCTGTTTCAAATACAGGATCGTCCGTACTGTTGTCGTCCACAAATATGAACTCGAAGTCCCCTGTCTGATTTCTCAAACTCGCCGCACATCTTTCGATATATCTCGCCGCGTTCTTAAAAGGTACGATGACGGTAATCTTCATACTTACTTTTCTCCGGAAACATATTTCTCAAATCCTGTCCGACTCTTCCGGTAAAGAACGACGCGTCTGACGTGCTGACGAAATCAGCTCCGTCCGGTATCGGTTTGTTCGTGCTCACGATCTTAACGTCATCGTGTTGTACTCCGCCGATCTCCGCGTAATTCCCGTATATGCTCCGGAACATCGGACAATCCGGAAATGTTCGAAGTGCTTCGAGCATTTTCTTCTTATCAATCAACATCGGAACGTGAAGAGCATAATCGAATGTCGTCATATCCGCATCGTGAAGTGTTTCTTCACAATACCGGAGTGCTTTCGAATATCCTGTCCGTTTGTCATCATATCGGTGCTCAATCCGGAGTATGTGATCGTGTAACATTCCCGTGAAGAATGGTTCTTCAGATTCGACCGGCTTTAATACAAAGAAGTCATCGTTGAACAACCAAAACTTTTCGGATATGTCCGGACATTTACACGCCCTTATCAATGAACTCCGAGCACGTTCCCATTTGAGAACGCCCGTCTGAATATGCGGTAACGCCTTATCCGGAAACAGACAAACCGGTTGACCACCGACGAACCATACGTTCCCGTGAGGAAGATTCTTTTCTATGCTCCGAAGAGAATATCGAAGTTCGTATTCCTTTACTCCATCCTTCAGAATGTAAACGACATCATACTCTTTCATTTCCAACTCCGTTATCATCCCAACACAAAAGGACGAACCCCGTTCCGGTCCGTCCTCTTGTGGAGTTGATGATAGTGATTCGTTTGTCATCCGACTTACATCTTTTGACAATACCATTATTTCACGATAGAATATGCCCTTCAATGTACCTTTTTATTTTTTTTAGTGCTCTTATGCGTATTTTGTAAACTGTCCGGACATTCACGTTAACAGCTTCGGCAACGCTTTCCCACGTCTTGAGATTGACATATTTCTCATACAGGACTTCGCCTTCGATCCCATTGATATGATCAATCACATCGAATACCTCTTGACGAAGCTCGATCGCGTCGAGTTCCGCGTCCTCGTACTCGAGCAACTTATCCGCTAATCTGATAGCACGTTCCTCAACGATCTTACTGATTCCCGAACCGTGAGGAAGTCCATCGGATCCCAACGGCGAACGTATTTCATCGATCCGTCGTTTCTGTTCTTCGTACTCTTTACGAAGCTTCTTCGCACGCCGGTCCGCGTTCCTGTACTGTTCCAAATACCCCGCAATATTCATCGTTTATCTCCCGTTATGATCTCGGATCGCTTCGATGATAGCAAGTACAAATACAACCGTCCCGACCGAACCCGCGATCCACACATAAAAGAACAAGAATCCCAATAACAATTCCTTAATCATTTACGACTCTCCTGTTCCATAATTCAACAGCTTTGTCCTTCGCGGCGAATTCACACGATGGTTCGACGAGCACCGTTCTCGCCCCGCACGATTCACACTCGACCATCGCGCCGTGTGTGAAGATGTCCCACGTCTTGATTATCACGTGACCGGATCCACCGCAAAACGGACACGGTTTAAGTTTTGTATCACTCATCGTCTTTCTCCTTTACTTCACTAACAACTCCGCTCGCTATCGTTTGCCGTAGCGATTGCTCCAACTCGTCTATTTCTTGATTATTCATTGATGAGTACACTATCAGAATCGCTATTTTCTCGCCCTGTATCGTATCGGGATTTAATCTTGAAAATGTGGTTGTAACTTTCATTTCTCTTGCTCCTTTACATAAAGACCGCCGATTAGCCTTTGAATCATAATTTGCAATATAAGTCTATTTGCAATCATTATCCCCGATGTTGTTTTTGGCTCGCCACAAGCAATCTGCAATATAACACCATCACCGTGCTCTTTTATATCATCTTCGTGCTCGGTGAACCAATCTATCAAAGATTGTGCCTCTTCCATTTTCTCATCATACTCACTCATTCTCTTGCTCCTTTACTATATTAAATGGATTAGTAAAGCACCTAAAGCACCTACGACAATCCCTATCAGCATATAACCAAAATCACTCATTGCTCTGCTCCTTTCATAAATGTGGGTGAGCATCGATTCCCGAGAAATGACCTACTCACCCTATCAACGGCTTATCCTCGGGACTTGCACTCTTCCGTTGATACTTTTTTAATCGTCCACTAAAGCAGGACCTCTCTTATTGCCGTGCCCCGTGCCCACGGCTGTCCCTTGTACTTCGGGCATTTATTAGACGGTTTATCTTGCTTTCGCAAAAGAGTTTTAACGTGTTTTCTTTCACGGCGCTTTCATAATTGCCCACGGATAGAGATTTGCACTCTATATGAGCCGACGTCTGCTCAAGAACGAGGGAGTCGAACCCTCAAGAGCGCCCCCGCCGTTTTTATCCGTACTCTTCTGTCATCGTTCTTGCGTCTACCTATTCCGCCACCGTGGATATTAATTGCCTTGCCCCCACCTGCAAGACCGCTGAGAGTGTTCACCCTCATGCCCACTAACCAACTCTGACATGGTACGCTTTGTGCTTGCACAATTAACCACATGGCTTTGCGTGTCAGGTCGGGTCGCCCTAATTACTCACTCATTCTCTTGCTCCTTCAATCCAATATCCAATATAGAACGGTTATCACTAATAGTCCTACACCGATAATCCTTATTGGTTCACTCATTTATTCGAACCCCCTTCGTGAATCCTCGATGTCCTCAAGCTCGATACTGTCAATCAGAGCTTCGTCGATATCCTGTTCGTCAAACATTCTCATAAGCTGTGGCATCGTCCTCAAACATTCATTCAATTCTTCTTCATTTGTCGGAGTTGCATCAAATGTATGTAACACCTCTTTCCCGTAATGGTAAATCGTCATTTCCTTCCCGTGAAGAGTGCCGCTATAACCATTCGCATTATTAACTGTTATATCCGTCACGGTAACTTCACCTCCCATTCCGGACGGATCCCGTCCATCCTTGAACCGCACGCCGGACAATAATTCGTTTTGAGTTTCGCGTCGACATCATATCCGCATATAGAACAATGAACTCGATGTGTCACGAACCGGTCGTCATCATCCAACCACGAAGCACCAACAGCGATCCGACACGGTACCGTCGGAGCATCGTCGATTATCCGGAGCACGTCCGAAATCCGGATCGTCAATTTCCGGACACAATCATTTGTTTCCGGATCAATATAGAATTGGCCTTCTTTGTACACTACTTCGTGTAACTCATCCGCATTTATCAATCTCATTACAATTCCCTCCATTCCTCGTCGGTGTAATCGACTCTTTTATATGAAACGCGCGGCCTGTCTTTTGAATGACTTATTTCAGATAGGATCGTGCCTTTCGTCGTTTCACACATCTTCGCAAGGCCCTCCGCTGTTTCTGATACGGCAAGAGGAAGCTCGAACGCGTCCAATGTCGTCTTGATATACAGCTTTTTCATTTATGTCACTTCCAATCTGTTCGCAATCTGTTCAATCGCCTGTTCCAATATTCCCTTATGGAGATTGAGTTCCGTAAGTTCATCGAACCGTTTTTTCACCTCGCTCTTTCCGCCGTTATGGATGACATCTATTTGTGTCTGAACCTGTTCGAGTTCGTTCCGTTTCGATTCCAATTCGTCCCGAAGCTGTTCGGTCTTATCCGATCTTTCCCGAACGCGTTCGACCTCCATCGGGATCGGCGCGTTCAAATACTCTTCGAACTTTTCACCGAACAACACGGACGGTCGAAGATTCGCCCGCATATTTCCGGAACAGCTCCATTCGATCGCCTTCTTATCGATCACCGTCCGGAGATCCTCTTCCGTATAGCCTTCGGACAACCTCTCTTCAATAAGCTCCCGTGTCTGTTCCGTATCGGTGTACGTCCCTCCGGTTTTTGAATTCAAATAAGAAAGAAGGGAGAGAGGAATGTCGTCCGAGTTTGCAAAACCGGACGCATTTCCATTTCCATTTGAATTCCCATTTACATTAGCATTTACATTAGGTTCCGTGTTGGTTATGGTTTGGTTATGGTTTGGTTTTGCTTTGGTTTTACTTTGGTTATTGTTAGGTTTTGGACGACCGCCTTTTATGCCGTTTTCATACTTCCTGTTATTCGCTTCGATTTGAGGACGAACGAGTTTGAAAACCGCCGCATCGATACCCGAAAGCTCCGGTTCGTTCCCGTATATGCCGAATTCAAATATCGCGTCATACAGTTTCAGACGATCATCATCCGGAAGTTCTTTTAACGCTTCGACGAAGCTCTTGTAAAAAATAATGCTTTCTCTCATTTCTGTTCCTCATACAATATTTTCAAGATGTTATATCCTGTGTCCTGTTTGGTACAAAACACGACTTTTATCGGATATTTCGCCATCCAAGACACGAGCACACGATAAACCTTTTCGCCTGTGACAATGGTGTGTTTATTGCTCCATCGAATCAGATCCAACGGCCTTTCGACCTTTATGTGCTCGCCCCTGTCAATGTATCGATTCTGTTGAACAAGGATATACAACGTCGCACCCGCGTCCCGTGCTCGTTCCATTTCACGTTTGAATCGTTCGTGCTCGACAGTACAATTCTTCGCAAGTTCCGCGATATTCTGTTTTCTGTCGATAACGATCTCGGGACGGTTGTAATCCATATAATCACCGAAGAGCATCTTACTGACCACGTATTTGATTCCCTTGTGCTCGAAATACTCCAATATGCTCTCTATCGCTCGCGGCTTTTCCCGACTATCAACAACGATTAAACTCATATTCCACCCCCGATGTGCTCGTTCTAAAACGGTACGTCCTCATTGATTTCGTCGAATCCATCCGGTGTCGGTCCGCTGTTATCCTGTTCGCCGTTCTTCTTACGGTCCACGAACCAAAACTTCGTGACGGCAACTTTCCACGATTTATGTTCCGGATCTCTCTTCGGTTTGTATGATTCCATACGCCCATCGAGGATGATCATATCGCCTTTGTGGAAATACTTTTCGAGGATCTCCGCCTGTTTCCCTGTTACTTCGCAAGAGAACCAATCCGTTTCATCGCCGAAGTCCCTGTCAACAGCGATGGAAAATGTTGTTACCTTGAACGGCCCTTTCTGACTTTGTTTTTCTGTGAGTTCCGGATCACGTCCGAGTCGACCTTGTAAAGAAATATAGTTTTTCATTTTTGACCTCCATTGATTAAATAAAAGCGGGACGAAGGTGCTTTTGGGATTTACAAAGAGGATTAGAAACGAAAGAACATTGTATTTTTGTTTCAGTAATAGTATTTAATTGATGTAATTTTTGTTTCTCCGTCCCGCCTTTAATCGATAATTGTTTACTCGATGTTCAATTTAGCATCGAGAGCATCGAGGACACATAATAATGTCCTTATGCTCGGGGATCTGTCATCGTGTTCGTATCTGACTATCGTCGGATATGATACACACGCTTTCGATGATAATTCCATCAAAGTCATCCCCTTTTTCTTTCTTAAATACTTGAGGATCGTTCCGAGATTCTCGTCATTCACTTGCATTTTTAGCTTCCTCCAATTCGTATTCTTCCGGCCCTGTGAGAATCTTCGTCGACTTACAGTAATCACACCGTTCACATCGTATTGGTTCGACTTCGCCTTTCTTGATAAGCTCGAACCGGTCGATCTTCGCTCCGACCATATTGAACGCGGCATCAAGAATGTGTTGCGGTATGTGAACGATCTTGATGTCCGGAACCTTTTCTTTTGTGAGCGCCGCCAAATAAAACGGTAATGGTTCCGACCGACCTGTGACGGCCTGTTCAACTCTCGTATAAATCGCGCCTTGTAAGTCGTATTGCCAATATTCGATCCACGAACGCCACCCGTAAACCGGATCATATATGTCGTTGAAGTCCTTGACCGTTTTGAGGTCCACAATTCGCCGCTCATTGTATACGTCGAATTTACATTTCCAATCAACGCCGAATAGGTTCGCGCTCATTATGGTTTGGTGCTCGCCGGTAAGATATTCGTTCATCAATGGATCCGATTCGATTCGATTGATCATATCATTCGCGTGTTCAAACTTCGCGAGGATCTCACCGTTCTTTTTGAACATCTGACATCCGCGTTCCTGTTGGAACTGTTCGAACTCGTTCGAGAAATATGCGTCCACATACGAACCAATCAACAGCGCATCCGATTCGGGACGTTCATAATATCCTCGCGACTCCGCCAATCCGCACGCTTCGCATTTGTTGAACGCCTTGAACTGTGACACGGACCAATAGTGTTTTCCGGCTTCGATGGAATAGTAATTATCGTTATTCAGCTCCATCCGTTACCCCCTGTTTCGCCTTCGCCGCGCAATCATAACAAAGATACTTACCGAACTTCGTCTTTGAATTCTCCGCGATGACTCTCGCCTTGTACTTCTTCCCATCGATCGTCACATCCTCGATAACAGCTCCGCACTCTTCACAAACGAGTTCGTCGTCCTCGACCTTCGGCGGATAAGGACGGATCCGAAGCGCGTCGGTCGTCCCGCCGAACGCTGTGACCTTTTCGGTATAGATCGAAATCTTTTTACCTTCCCAATCTTCGACGCGGTTTGACTTATGCGCTTCACCGATACGTTTCGAATTGGTGGTATTGAGAATCATCGGTTTGTACCCGCGTTCGACGAAATGAAGAGTCAATTTCGTTTCCGAACCGCGTTCGTTCTTGACCTCGTTCCGTTCACAATGATCGATTGTAAGAACGAGATCGCCTTTCTCCGGAACGTCCCACGCTCCGAGAAAGTTTTTATCCATATACTTTCGGAAATCACCTGTTAATCTTTCAGACATAGATCCATTTCACTTCCTTTCGTCGTCAATTCGTAATATCTGTCCATTATTTCGCCTTCGGACATTTTCGCGAGTTTTCTTTCCCAATACCACGCGAGCATCTTACTCGCGATCGTGTCGGTTCTCTTCCCGACGTGATAATTGAAAAGATATGTTTTCATACACTCGATCAATTTACTTTTCGACATTTTGACACCTCTTTCCCATCAGCTCATATACGCCGTACCGGTTCCCGTTCGGACTCGAATGATACGTCATCCGGATGTCATACCCCTCGCGGCGAAGCTCCATAATCCGACGCGGCAAACTCATAATATTCAGTTCGTCGACCGCTGTTCTCGTCGTCAACGGCCCGTATACTTTCAACCACGAAAGAACGGCCTGTTTCTGTTTGATCTTATCCATTGAACGACCTCCATTCTCCGATTACCACGAGCACCATTCCTAAAAGTCCGATAAGGAACGGAACACTTATGTCGATTGAATCCGCACTCATACAGGCAAGCGCGACCAAGCATCCACCTATTTTTTCAAACATAATCCGACCTCCCCGCTGTTGATCATCTTGAATAACGTTTCACATACGGGACCGTCCTCGAACGCGATCCCGTACGACGCACAAGGACATTTACCTTTCTTCGTCCTCTCGTCCGTCGTTCCATCGCCCTTTTTTGTTGGTTCGAAGAACGGACACGATCCGCACGTAAGAGAAACACCCTTCAGACGGTACATATCTTCGAGATCCTCCGGAATGTTGATCCGTTCCGTGTATTGGATCCGCGCTGTGAGTCCGTCGAACGTGACGACCGGATCTTTGTCTTTCAGTTCCTTTAACTTCGAATTGAGTAAATCAGTTAGTGTAGATGCCGTGTTTGCTTGAACGATGGCGAACTGTTGATAGCTCTGTTCCTTCATTAAAAAAATCACCTCCAATTCATTCTTGATATATTGGTTTCGGTGATTTATTATAGTTTCGATATTGACTTTTCTGATACGGATGAAAGTATTCCTTTTCTTATGATTTTAGGAATAAATCCGTTTCTTTGTTTGGCGGTAAGAGCTGTTCCCTTACCGCCTGTCAAAAGATATTATAACAAATCACCATATCCATTATAGAACATTATTTCCGTTTGTCAACGGCTTTTTCATCTTCCGAGATACACCGTTCCAACAGATGGAGAACGTAATCCGGAACGCGTTTCCCGAGTTCCCATCCTTGCAACGTCCGAACCGGAATCCCGTATCTCGATGCGAACTTGCTTTGTGATAATCCTGTTCGGTTCCGAAGCTCTTTGATGATGTTCATTCCGTTACCTCCTGTCTTGTCATATAAGGAAGAAGCTCTTCGGCGACTTTATTGAGCTGTGTTTCGTAATGCTCGATCTGTTCTGTCGCCTTTTCGTAATCCGCTTTCCATTTCAGATACATCGGATCATCGTGTTCATCATCGTCAAAACAATCCATCCCATCCATCGCATCGAATCGCCTTTCCGCCGCTCCTCTGATACGACTCTCGAGCCATCTTTTTCGTTTTAACAGTTTTTGATAATCTTCGAGTTTGCCGCTTTTCCAAGCGAGTAATTCAGCGATAGTCATTTTCATTTTCATTTTATTACCTCCACTTTTTTAATCAACCATACTGTTTCATTGGTTTCCCTGTCAACGATTTCGGCATCCACGATTTCCCAATTATCTTCGTTCGTCCCTGTTTGTTTTAGAACGATTTTTTTCAAATCTTCGGCCGCGGCTTCTTTACTTGCAAAACTTGTTTTCTTTACAAACGATTCATTCGGATCGCCCTTGTAATAAACCGTCATTATTCTTTGATATCTCAATTTCATTTTCCTTACCTCCGAAATCCTTGCAGGATGTCACCCACCATCATTTTGATGGTATATCATATTTTCTACTTTAGATTATACGCTGTTGGCGTATAATGTCAATAGGGCAAACAAAGAAATTTTCGATTTTTTTTAATTTTTTTTGAGCACGAAAAAAACACGGAGCATTTCGCCCCGTGTTTTCTTCGATCCTTATAGAATGGAGGTAACTCTTCGCGGTCCCCTCTCGAACCGCCCTATTTAAGACGGATGATCGTGTTTATTTTCTTTTTGTCGTAATTCTTTTTTCGACGCGGCTGTTTCTTACCGACATCAGACGGCCCCCAAGAATACCAACGCGGAAGTCCATCTTTTCGCCATTCCTCGAACTCCATTGTGTGAGCATTGTTTTGATACCCGACAATATCGCCTTTTTTGAGTCCCGCCTTTTTCGGGGACGCGTTCGGATGCGATACGACCGAAACGGATAAGAGCTGTTTCTTTGTCCCCTTGCCTTTACAGATGACGCGTTCGCCGTTGATCCAAAAGATTTGTCCCTTATTACCATCAAGGAATCCGCACAACTGCATCGAGTATGAGATCATACAAGAACAATTCGATTTGCGCTTTTTCTTTGCTTCCGTCCAATTCTTTCCGCAATCCGTCCACGACCGCGTATATTTGAAATGATGACGGTTCATATATGCGACAACGTAAGCTGTTTTCCGACGGAGCTTTGTCCTGTTCGATACATAGAACGGAACGCCGATATATTTACATATTGCCTTCGCCAAAATCTTTCCGTATCGTTTGTAATCCCGAAGTTTCTGAAGATCGGCTTTGATGGATCCGGTTTCAAGAATCACGTTCGCGTTCGCCTTTGATGCGTTTAGCTCATACAGGTCCGTCCGCTTCGTCGGTCCTTTCATCTTCATTTTCATATACTTCGCGATATATTTACCGATCGAATTTCCCATCTTATAATCGGCGGATGTCTTGATGAGCGGATTCACGCCGGAACTTGAATCCCTATAATCACAATGAACCGACATATACATTCGAGCACCGCGATTATTGCTCCAATTGATGGAACTTTTCATATTGCGATTATTGGCATCGTCCGCGTCGGTGATCACCTTGACACCGCTCTTCCTTAACCACTTAACAGCGATTCGAACGATATCGTACATTAACGCGGCTTCGTTATATTTGCCATAAGTACAACCACAATCCCAAGAACCATCAAGAGATTTTCCGTGTCCGACCATAAGCGCAAAAATATCACTCTTCTTCCACTTCACCGGACTCATCCCCTTCGTAAGGATCCACAATCATATCATCTTCATCCCCGTACCATTCCGATTCATCTTCATCCTCGAACTCGTCAAGATCGTCATCGTCGTCGACATACACGAACGCGTTCGGATCTGATTTGAGTCGTCTTGTTACGTCTGTTCCGATCGTCCCTTCTTCGGTGTAATCGTTATTGAAGTAAGTCGCGATCGCCACGATGACGAAATTCAGAATAAGAGATATGATCTTATATGCGAAATCAACTTTTTCATTCTGAAACCCTGTTAGATCCGTCGCGATCAACGCCGTGTTGAGTGAAGTCGCAATCGCTAGGATTGTTCTCAATTTTGTTCCGTTATCCATCATTTACGCCCCTTTCCGACGTTCTATTTTGCGTTTTAAGCGATTTTATTTAATCGGTCGATAGATTATACCTTTGAATTATCCACCTATCAAATCGTATAGTTTTACGCCGTACACCCTCGCCGTATATGTTCCATTTATCGTTCCCGTTTGCGTCGAGTTATAACACGAATACATCACGAACGCCGCCGATGTCACTCCGTCTGTCGTTGAAAGCGAACAGGAATACGGATATATACCACGTGCCGTCGTGCTCGATCTTGATGTCGCGACTCCGGCCGATGACAATTTCACATTCCACGTCGCTGTTGCGATCGCTGTTCCGTTCTTCGTCCCTATTGTCGAAGATGCTGTCAACCATATCAAACGAGCTGTCGCCGCGTGCCTTCCGTTCGTTTTTGTGTTGACCGATGTTTCGACAACCAAGAGATCGTAATCCCCTACTCCGGACACGGAGAAATCCTTGTTGATCGTCGCCGCTGTTGTGCTCGATGTGCTAATCGTTCCGCAATCCTTCGTTCCGAGCAACGTCCAATTCGAAGATCCACCGCCGCCGGAATTCGTCCCCGCCGTTTTTACTCCGGCGGAAGTATAAAAGTATTTCCCCGAAGCAACATCCTCCGCCGCCGCTGTCGTATCTGTGATTTCGGTGAATGTCGCGGTCCCTCCGCCATTGATCGGTAATTGTACCGCCGGAACGTCACTATACACGGCATTGAGTAAACTGATGTTTCTCGCTGTCATATATCGTCACCCCTATCAAGAAATCGAAAGGATTTTGGTTGTGCTATTCTGACTAATAGTCGGGGTAGTGAGTCCGCCGGCCTGCCCGAGAATTGTCACTCCGCTTTTGATATTGGATGCGATGATCTTTGCCTGTTCCGTGTCGGATATTTTAACAGTTCCGCCGGAAGTATATCCCGCCGGTACTGTAACCGTACCCGCCTTCGTTGAGATCGTTCCGCTCGTTGAACCATTGTTTGCCATTCCGCCCGATATGGATCCGGATGATCCGAATGCACTCGTCCCTGTTAGGATGTCACTCGATGTTGCTGTTGCTCCGGATGTGTCGAAAAACTTCGCCGTTCCCGAACCAACTTTCGGGATGTCGACTTCCGGAACGTCTGAATACTGAATTCCATTGATGATAACTGATGCCATTTTCTTTACTCCTTTATGAAACAGTTAAGACCGAACCATCCCAACCAATAAGGCCGTAATTGTCCGGTATTGGATCGATTGTTATGTTTTGTGTGAGGATCCTGTTCGCCGTCAATAATGTTTGCGTCTGATTTGACGGAATCACTTCGACCGCGCCTTGATATTCTTTCGATACCGATTCACCGAAATCCACATTGAACGCGTCGTCAGATTCCATCGAACAGATGAACGCGTCATCCTCCGCGAACTGAACGTCGAATGTCCTCGTTTCGAATCTCACGCTCATAATATTTCCTCATTTAGAACATCATTCACTCCGACGTTAAACATCTGTGATGCGTATGATTTTCCGCTGTTCGTGAGAACTCTGATTTGAGCACTTACGAAACCGGCTTTGAATCGTTTCGTTTCTTCCTGTGTCAATAACTGAATGACCTGTTCTTCGTCCAACGTCATTCCGGATGGTAACGTTCCGTTTTCGTAATGCTTTTCCAACGTCACGTTCCCCTGTTTATACACGAGCTGAATTTCCGCGCAATCACTCGTGTCGATCGGTAATTTGAATGTGTGTGTCGGTGTGGTTACCCTGTACATTTCGAACTCCCTTACTTAATCAATTGTTGTAATTTCTGATTGAAATCGTCTTGTCTTTTCTTCGCTTTGTTGTATGCGTCGACCGCCGCTTCAACCTCTCCGTTCGCTTTCCCTCGTTTGACCGCCATCGCCGTCGCGTACGCCAATTCCATCGTCGCGGAATTGACCTCTCGATTCACGCTTTCCGCTTCATCCCGAAGGTCGTCTTTTTTGTCACGTCCCCGTTCGATAAACCATACGACGAGAGCTGTAAGAATCGGCGTTAATATCGGTGCTATATAGTCATACATAATCTGTCCCCCCTTATGCGATTCTTATCGCGTGAATATATGAACCATACGGATTCGTGTTGGTTTGTGTCGATCCTGTCGGCATTGTGAGATTCGTGCCGGCGTTAGCATATGCCACCAAATACCACGTTTTCGACGTGTCTGTTACTTTGACGATCTTCGTCCATTGTAATTGTGTTATTGTTGTCCCTGTGAACTGTTGGGCCATTAAACAGATGTCGGCGTTTGTTGTTGTGCAAGTCGCTGAATCTGTCGTTAACCTTCCACACCTATATCCGGTCGTGTTTTGTGGGAATCGAAGTCCGCAACAAACAACCCACGTCCCTTTAGGAAGTGATAACGAACAAATATTTGTCGCTGTATTATTCGGAAGTGTTACCGTACTCGTGTTTCTTGCCGCTGTCGGGATCGAACCTATTGCCGTCGTATGATCATCGATCTTCAACGAACCAACTGTCAGATCCGTCGAACTTGTGATATCCGGTTCCGCGCCGATATTCGCCGGTGTAAGATTGACATCGCCTTGTCTGTACGAACCTTCCGCATTTCCTTTGACACCTGTTACCGCCGGACTCCCGCCGCCACCATTCGAAAGTGTTGTTTGTACTCCAAGAGCTTCGGAAAGTGTTGTCGACAACTGTCCGAGTTCCATACTGTCATATCTGTCCCCGAGCACGTTCCAAACGGTTTTAACGATTTTGAATCGTTGACTCATATTGTATCGAGGAAAGTAAACGGGGATCTCGTCGCACAAATTACATTTAAGAAGATCGGCGAACTGTTCATATCCAAGATCCTGCAACCTCACGAATGAAACCGTTATTGTTTGCGTCGGATAATACGGATCATTCGTGTTTAATATAGTCGCCGCCATCGCTTCGACTTGAGCTTTTGTCGGTTTGCTTTCGAACTTATCAGATACATCAAGAGGAACGCACTCAACACGTCCCGATACTGTGATACCGGTGCTATCAACACGATCGCCGATAACCTTATCGTCCCCGCTCGCCCAATACGGGATGACGCTCGAATATGTACCTTGTGAATCTGTATCGTCCTTGAAATCGACCATATTCACGCCGTAACGAATAGAAAAGTTCCGGATCGTTCCTCGTACATTGTGAAGAATCACGTTGAACTTGTCCCATTCGTATTCTCCGCCGTATGTGTCGAGAATCGAACCTTCGATTCCGCCTAATATCTGACGGACCGTTCTCGGAGTCCCGTCCCAACACGCCAAGAATCCGGATGATGTTTTGTCCGTTATGTACGAGAACGGATTGTTCGGTTCCGCGTTCGAAAGTCCTGTGAACGCGTCCGATAAACTGTTGATCGTTCCTGTTGTCTTGACCGTCAAATATGATTGTCTGTAACTGATATGAACACAATGGAACGTGACTTTCCCGTCGATCGGCTTCGAATAAGACACGATGTCAAACGGCTGAATATCGCCATCATCATCGTGAGTCACGCCGATAATTCGTCCGCAATAGATTTGATCGAACCGTTCTCCGTCAACAGGATATTCGAAATCGAGTTCGTAAATCGAATTTCTTTCTTCAGTAACAACGGCGGATATACAATCCCGAAGTCGTCCAAGACCATTAGATGTAAATACGGTCTCGTCTTTTTCATATAGAATTGGGATCATATCTTCCACCACCTCGGAGTAATTTTGAATGATGTGACCGTATTATCATATGTGATTGTTGTTGATCCCGGCGGAAGTGTTGGCAATTTCGCCGGGAGTGTTACGATGTTATTGAGATTAGTTATATCTCCGTTATTATCGGCGTATGCTTCTCCAATATCTAAATCAATAAAGAATGGATCATTTGTCATTTTTTTAGTAGAATATCCATCGATTTGAGCTACCTTTGAATTGTCTTGAGGAATATATCTATTGAATCCTGTCGGCAAGCTCGGCGAATACGATGAAATCGCTGTTCTTATATATCCGGGATTACCGCTATGATATTCGATTGTTATTGTCATTGTACCTGTATAGCTGGATGTTGTGTTATTTGTTTTTAATGTAGCTGTAACAGCGAATGTTATAGTTTTATTCACTGATGTTCCTTTTTGGAATGTAATCCCATCCGTCACTGTTGCTTTTATCGTTCTATAATAGTTATTTAAACTTCCTGTTGGAGCAGGCACATTTGTAATATTTACGTTAAAATCCCCGGATACTGTCATATTTAACGCCGTCACTGTTGTGGTTGGAAAATTCGCTCCTATAATTCCAAATTCAAATACTGATCCCTCATTAACTATTATCGAATCACCGGTATTTAAATATGCCATATTGGTTGAATCAAAATAGGAAAATGTATAACCGCCCGATATACTTGTTTCGCTACATAACAACACTTTCCCTATTTCTGCATCTTGGATAGATATTACATCGTTATTGATGTTTATGTCTCCATATCCCGTGACTTGAAGCTGTGGCTTTGCATCAAATAAGGTCGGATTTGTGATCGTTCCGTTATTTGCAACCGTGACTTTTGTACTCCCGCTATTCAAGAATCGCTGTGGTTTGCACTCGAACGTGATATTGAACTCGCCCGCTCGAAGCTGTGTCGGATCCACTTCCAAGCCGCTCTTGTAAACGGCTTCACGGTACTCGTCCGGATGATATTCGTCTGTCAATGTGCAATATCCTTTTCGTGAACAAAGAAGATTTCTGAAGTTCGATATCGCTTCGGCGAAATCCTCTTCGTTATCCGCAAACACGCCCGCCGGATATGTGACTTCGATGTTCTCGAAATGACCTTGATCGAGTGCGAACGCCCCGTTCCTGTTCGGGATCGATATCATTTCAACAGCTCGTTCCGGAGCATTATAAACGGCTTCGCCCGTAATATATACGCCGTAATTACGGGACGAATAACCATCAAATGACAATGCCTTAAACATCGCCCCTGTCTTTGCTACTGCCACGCCATTTTCCTCCTTTTCTCCATTTCGATGATTCTCTGTTCGACCGCCATCGCGAGTTCGTTCACGCTCATATTATCGGATCCATATACGTTGACGATGACATCGCCGCCCTCCATCTGTTCGAGCTTCCTCCAAAACTTATCAAGAGGAACGACCGCTTCCGGACCGGCTTCACCAATTCCGGCAAGAGTCGGAGAATTAAAGATTCCGCCTTTCGCATACCACTTGATCGAAAGCGATGGAATTTTCCCTTTGACGAGATCACCAATGTCCCATCCCTTCGGCGAAATAGTGAAATGCGGTAATGGAATATGCGGACTCTTGACAGAAAAGTTGAAGAATCCTTTGATCTTGTCGATTATCCCCTTGATGATGTTCTTCGCTGTTTCGAACGGATGTGTCAACGCTGTTTTGACTCTCGCGAAGATGTTTTTCAGTTTGTTCACGACGTTTGTCGCAAGTGTGACGATCGTCACGAATGTCCCCGAGAATATAGTCGCGAGTGCTCTGATTGCCGCGCCCAATACCTTGACCACGTTCCCGAGTACGGTGAACGCTTTCTTGAGAACTGTTCCGACGATCTTCGCGACCTTTGTCAATATCGGAGTGATCGCAACGATACACGGCGCGAGCTGATTCGCGATTTCTGTTGTCGTCGCAATCAATTCCTGTATGAACACTTTGAAGAACGCAACGATCGATTGAACAACAGGTAAGAACGCATCGACCAACGGCGTTATCAATCCCATAATTGCATTACGGAATTCTTCGCTCTTGAGCATCCCGACCGCAAACGCCGCAACCAATGCCGCGATTGCCGCCCCGATAGCAACCATCGGAAGAGTGATTCCCGCAAGAGCACCGGCGACCGCTCCCGCCGCGCTTGCTAATGCTCCAAACAATAAGAGTGCCGGAGCAATCGCCGCAACGAGCATCGCCACGCCCCCGACGATCGCAAGGATAACAGGATTAACGCCGGAGATCCATTTCGCGAACTTACCGACGAGATCCACAACTTTTTCCAATACCGGTTCAAGAACGCCCGCAAGGGACGCGCCTAAACTCATAAAGGCCATAACACCGACCGATTTGATCGTGTCAATTTGATCATTGAATTCGTTCGCTTTGTTCAACGTGTCCTCGTCAACAAAGTCGAGTCCGTATTTCTCCATCGTGTCGGCGACTTTCTTATATGTTTCGCCGCCATCTTCAATCAATGGATTTAACTCGGCCGCTGATTTACCGAATAAATCCATCGCGAGGGCATCACGTTCGGTTTCATTCTCCATTTCCCCGAGTGCCGCGATCGCCTCTTGGAATACTTCGTCCGTATCACGAAGAGTCCCGTCATCATTCGTAACAGATACTCCAAGTTTGTCGAACGCGTCCGAAGCTGTTGCGGATCCCTTCGCGGCCTGTCCCATCGTTTTGGTAAGTTTGACGTGTGCTTTCGTGATAGTGTTCACGTCTACGTCAACGAGCTTCGCCGCCGCCGCGTATAATTGGAGATCCTTCGTGTTGATCCTGTATTTCTTGTGTAACGTATTCAGATCGTCCGCCCATTGTCCGGATTTATATGCAAGTGCTCCGATCGCACCGGCAAGAACGCCCGCCGCACGTGAAACACCACGCATCGCGTTACCCGCCGCCGTCGCTTTGGATCCGACTTCCTTGAGCTGTTCCGATGCGACGCGGAGTTTGATATTTCCGACCGCTTGGAGCTGTCCTTTGAACGTCTTGAGCTTCGATTCTGTCGTTATTATTTCGCGCTGTAAGTTCCTATATTCCGCCGAATTCTTATCGATGGATTTGTCATCGTCCATCTGTTTCTGTGCGGCCCTTAACGTCGTTAATCTTTCTTCCGTTTCTTTGATTTTCTGTGAAAGAAGAGTCTGTTTTTGCCGCCACAAATCGACATTCGTCGGATTGAACTTCAACGCGGAATTGACTTTTTTCAATTCGCTGTCGATCCCCGACGTTTCTTTGTCGATTTGCCTTAACGCCTTGTCGAGCTGTGTCGTATCTCCGCGAAATTCAATTGTAATACCTTTGATATTTCCCGCCATTTTTCTATCCTATCCAAAAAACGCGTTTATGTCGTTTTGTGTCGCTCTCCGCCGTTTGCCGTGTTTCTCTTCGTGTTCCTGTTTCTTTTCGGCCTGTTTCTGTCGATCATTGTACGAAATACAGTAATCGACAATCTGTCCGATTTGCATCCGGCGGATGTCTGACATTGTTAATCCTCGTTCGATGCCGGCGAGGATGATGCTATCGAGATCGATGGATTTTTCTTTGTCGGTCGAACGGCTTCGATCATCCCGTTCAACCTTTCCAAGTTTTTTGAACTGACCATCCCTTTGAATATCAGTTTGACGACCTCGACACCAACCACATCGATCGGAAATTCATCGAACTGTTTTATCCATTGTTTCGGTTCCGGAATGGAGTCATCCGCGTTCTTCGCCAATGACCACGTAATGTTTAAAAAATCGACGAACTCGAATCCGCCGATATGGATCATCGCATTGATAAGCGCATCCCCGTCCGCAAGCTTCGCAAGTGTTTCGACGGAGATCTCTTTCTTTTCGCCGGCTTCCTGTACGATACCCGAAACGATGTCGAGTGCTCCCGCGAGCATCGGCATCAATGACGGAAGAATATCGCGTCCGAACTGATCCCGATATATAAGAGTCCACCCGATATTATTGTCAAGTGTGACTTCCTTTTCTCCGATGTTAACTGTTTTAATCATTTGTTACCTCCATAAATGAAAACACGGGACGGACCGAACCGATCCGCCCCGTTTCACAATTAAGATTCCGATTCAGATTCAAGGACCGGAGCTGAAGGATTATCGAATAACGTATCATATCCGGCATCATCCGGAACAAGACTCGCCATTGACACGCCTGTTCCATTATCGCCTGTTACGGTAACCGCGATCGTTTCGGTCGTCGGTTCCTTCGTGTCCTCGATAGTATTGAACTCTCTCGTAATTCCGCCAAGAGCACAATTATAAAGGATGATCCTTCTTGATTCCGCATCGCCTTCAACTTGGAACGCGATATACACGTTCGGTTTGATTGCTCCCTTTACGTTCGCAAGTCCGCCATTCGTGAGAGTCTTATATCCGAGAAACTTCTTTTTGAAGTCATCATCGAATTTTGCGACCTCAAGATCACCCTCGAACGTGCCGCCGGAGTAACCGCTCCAATAAACGATATTATCGGCGTAAAAGTTTGTCGCTTCACTCTGTTCCTCCGGAGAGAATGAAACCGCGCCTTTCTGATGATACGGAGTCCCAAGTGTGACATTCCCTTCGCCGTCGTCCGTGTATGTTCCGACGTGAAGATTACTGATACCAAATTCAACTTTATTGGCCATTATGAACCCCCCTATATTTGATAATAAATTACGAACACGCCTTCATCCTCGATGTAAACGTCCTCGCTCTTTTCGTATCGGAGTCCGTTATCAAGTAAGCATTTCTCGATTTTGGACTCTTCTTCTTCGTCTTTTTCTGTGAAGTAATATTCTATCTGATAACGGTTCTCGGAATAATAGAACGTGTCATCCGCTTTGAAATTATCCTGTCCGTTCCCAAGATAAACGATGTAAGGCGGCGATGCCGGCGAATCTTTTTCCGTGAAATGCGAATACGCAACCGGAATCCCGACTCCCGTTTCGTCGTCCGTTAAAATCTGATATAAAGTCATCTTATCCTCCCGATCCGCGCTCTCGCACTTAAATCGAATCGTTGAATCGCTGTGTCCGCCGCCGGTGCGATATGTTTGATCGGACGTGTCCGACCATAAGTCCCCTTTTTGTTTCTGATCACGTGTCCGTTCTCCAACAGATGCGTCAATTGATAATCTGTCCGATTATAAACGACATATTCGACCGCGCCTGTTGCTGTATGGTTTTTTTTGATCGCCCATCCGCGAGCATATCGACCGCCCTTCGGACGTTTCGGTGATGTATTTTTAAGCTGTTGTAAACAGGATTCGGACGATTCGATCGCCGCTTCGTTAACCGCTTCTTGAACCTCTCGATTGTAATTACCAACGATTTGTTTCATTTGTGCGGTTACTGAAAGACTATCCATTGTTCGTCCTCTCTTCGCAAATAAGAGAAACTTTGTCCCTTTGTGCGGACCAATCGACACGAATGACGGTGTATATCTTGTTCCGGAATTCAACCACCTTTTCATCGTGATAATCCTCAAGATGTGCGATCTCCAATGTGATCGATGGTTTGAGTCCGAGCTGTGCGGCGTTATAATATTCACTCTGATACACGCCGCGCGGCATCACATACACATCCGTTTTTTCCGTTTCGATCGATTCGTTCCCGTATTCGTCGAACGTGCTCGTCCCGTATGAAATTAAAGTCGCGATATCTTCGTACATTTACGCTCTCCAATTCGTATATCCGGACGCGTTCGAAAGCTGTGCTTTCTGTTCGTCATAAGAACGCTTCAACAGCTCATAATCTTCGGGGATCCCGAAACTCATTTCGCAATATGTGCAAATCGCTCTTTCAACAAGTGCGTCCAACGGTGCCGGAACGATCACGCCGGCGATCCCGAGATCGAGCTTCGCCGATTCAATCAGATCCGTTAACTGTGAATCGTATGCTTCCGTTTTCACTCGACACGCGATCTTGACCTTATCTATTAACGCCATAAATTTACCTCACAAAAGGGACGGCCTCCCGACCGCCCCGTCCCTTTCTGTGGCATTTACTGCCTGTTTGTGGTGATGTCTTATTCTTGAAGAACAGGATAATCATTTTCGCTGTTACACGAATAAACTTGTCCAATTACCGTACCCATTGGACTTCCTAAAATTGCAACAACTGAATATATACCAAAAGCATTGATGCACCCTGTTACAAGAGCTATGGAGCCGTCCTCATATTTCAGATAACCAATTTCACCCGAAGAAAATAGGCTGTTTATTTCGCTCCACTTCTTATCAAGTGTGGTATTTCATCAC